ACCCGCGATGAGGGCACCGACGTTGCAGTCTTCGCACCCTGCGCCACCGGAGGAAGGGACTAGCCCATGGCCACAGATGCCGCCGGCGGCGGTGCGGCAGACGACGCCACCGTCGACACCAGTCCGCCACCCGAAACCGCACAGGTGCAGCAGATGCGCGAGGCGTACGCCGTCGACGCCGAGACCGCCGTCAAGACGATCGAAGCCAAGATCGCCGGCATGCAGGCCTCCCTGAAAACTGCGAAGGCCGACGCCAAGCGGCTACGCGCCGAGGCAGACGGGAGCGCCGACTAATGGCTTGGTCAAACTCGAAGATCTTCCAAGAGTGGGTCAACCAGCCCATGTTCCAAGCCGCCGGCACCGGCTACACCGGCCTCGACAGCGACACGGTGAAGGTGGCCCTGTTCAACAACACCACCACCCCCGACCAGAACGCCGCCGTCGGCTCGACCGGGTTCAACACCGGCGTGTGGACCACCACCAACGAAGTCACCGACGTCACCAACTGGGTATCCGGCGGCCGCGCGCTCGCATCCAAGACGTTCACTGCCGCGACCGCAACGTCGATGTTCGACGCCGCCGATTTGGCTGGCGGCGGCACCGTGACCATCACCAACGCCTTCGGGGCGTTCGTCTACGACGACACGATCACCGCCGGAACCGTCGCCGACCAAGGCTGCTGCTTCAACTACTTCGGCGGGGCGCAGTCCGTCACCGCCGGTACCTTCACGATCATCTGGCATGCCACAAATGGGCTCATGAAGTTCACGCTCTGAGCAGCTGAAACCCTCGGATTAGGCGCCCAGCACTCTGTCAACTCGTGTAGACGGGAACCGGTCATGCCGCTGAACTCGGACAACATCATCCAATTCAAGGTCGGCAGCAGCACCGGTACGGCCACCCCGACCCTCGACGCGCCCACCACCGCCGGAAATCTGCTGATCATCGTCGGGTTCACCGCCAAGAACGACGGCGTCAACATCTCCGGGTATGACTTCCCGACCGGATCGGGTGGCACATTCTTGGAGTTGAACTCGGGATACCCGGGCGGCGACTTCCGCTTCGGCAGGATCAGGATCGCCGGCGTTCGCGATGTTCCCAGCGGCGAATCGTCGTGGACGATGACGCAGTCCAATGGGCCGACTCTCGGCTTGTGGATCGCCCTGGAGATGACTGGTGTGGGCCTGAATCCGGGGCCGGTCATCGCCACTGATCCGTGGTTCGTCGCTGGTGGAAGCGGCACGGCCAGCTCGACTACGACAGCGGTCGCGTCGGATACGACTCCGTTCGTGCCTGAGCTGGCTAACACGGTCATCGACTGCTTCGACAGCCTCGGCTTCGCGGTGTTCGGCGCGAACAACCAGGTCGACACGACAATCCCGACGATCGCCGGCTACACCGACCTGTGGTACGAGGTCGTGCAGACCGGTGTCGCCGACGGCACTCACGGGCTGGCGCTGTCGATCGCCGCCCGCCAGATCGTTGACCTGGCCCGCTATTCGGTTACCGCGAGCGTCTCCCCATCGTCGAACATGACCGACGACCTGGCGATCTTCTACGCCGACGGCGGCAAGTTCTCCCCGAAGCTCGACACGATGTGCGGGTTCGAGTTCGGGACCGCGACCGGTATCACCTCCGGCAGCGCCGTCGTGACCGGCACCGCCCCGTGGGACGGATCGACCGGTACGCCCGAGGTCGTCACCACCCACCCGAGGACCGGCCTGTACGGGCTGAAGCTGTCGTCGGCCGCCGCAGCGGAGAACATCACCTGGACCTCGGCCGGCGCGCTGGGTGTCTACTATCCCTATGGCGGCGCGAACTGGAACATGATCGCCCGGTTCCATGTCTATTTCGAGACGAGCCTGCCCGGCGCCGACGTCGAACTCGCGTCGGTCGAAGCCGGCTCGCTCGCCAACGGCGTCGTCATCTGGTACCGGTCGGCGACGCAGAAAATCGGCGTGATAATCGGTACTGGGACCGAGCAGACCTCCGACGCCGTCATCGCCGCCGACAAGCACATCGGCATCGACTTCCGCTACAAGAGCACTATGAGCACCACCCACACCTGCGACTGGCAGGTCGACTACGACTCCCTCGACGTGTCCGCCGCCCCCGTCGCGCAGACGCAGGCGACCGCGACGTCGATGACGTGGGAGGCGCCGACGACGTTCCGGCTCGGCTGGACCACGTCGAAGACCGCCACCGTCTACTACGACGACGTTTTCGTGTCCAAGCAGTGGGGCTCCTACCCGCTCGGCGACATGCGGATCGAGGGCAAGAAGGTCGACCCGGCGGGTACCCCGGCGGTCACCGGCACGTCGACGAACTTCCAGTCGTACGCGTCCAACGGCACCGGCACGGCGTTCAACGCCGCCACCGTCCGAGCCGCCATCGACGAGATGCCGCCGACGATCGGCGCGTCCGCCGACGGGCTCATGCAGGTCTCCGTCGCCGCGTCCGACTACGTGACCATCCCCATGGACACGTTCACCGCCGCCCCCGACAACTGCCTGCGCGCCGTGCGCTGGTATCTGGCCGGCTGGTCGAACGGCGGCAACCCCGCCACCCTGCGGGTCGTGTCCAACGACGGTTCGAACGACGTCTTCGACGTCGCTGTCGGCGACCACGGCTTCGACGACACCACCCTGCGATGGCTGTGCGGCATGCAGCGCCGCAAGATCGCAGGCTACGCGGGCAACCACTACCAGATCACCCAGGCACTCATGGACGCCCTCGCGGTGCGGGTCGGCTACTCGACCGACGCCACCCCCGACGTCGGCGTACACGCCGTCCTCGCCGAGGTCGCCTACACCCCCGCCGTGGCGGAGCAGATTGCCAGCGGTGACGACGGGACGTTCACCCTGTACGCCAAGCAGGACCCGCTGACGGGTGCCCTCAAGGCGCTGGTGGCGACCACACCACCCGGCACCCGCGGCGCGACCGTCACCTGGACCAAGAACAGTGTCGACAGCTCCCAGTACGTGGCCGCCAACGATCTACAGACGATCAGCATCGGAGCCGACACCACAGGCGATGTGACCGCGCTGGGCTTCGCCCCCGACCCGTCCGTCTAGACCACGCGAAGGGCCGGGTGTGACCAATGCCAATACCAGCGATCGTTGGTGTGGGCGCCGCCACTAGTGGCGCTGCATCGGTCACACCCGCCTACCCCGGCGGGTACACCGCGATCGCCGGCCACATCGCCTGCACGCTTGTCGAATGCGAATCCGCTGACACGATCGTGCCTCCCACCAACTGGGCACTGGCCATCGCGGCGAACGTCTCTACTGGCACCACGACGAAACTGTCCGCCCTGTGGCGCCGGCTGACCGCGGCGGAGGCGGCCCCGACGATCGCCGACGCCGGTGACCACATGACCGCCCAGATGATCGTCCTATCCGGATGTGCCAGCACCGGAAATCCCTATGACCAGGCGGTGCAGACCACCGAACTCGTCGCCGACACCACCGTGTCGATTGCCGGAGTCACCACCGGAGTCGCCGACTGCCTGATGCTGTACGCGTTCTCCACCGGCCAAGACATCGCCTCGACCGCTGGGGCAACCGGCTGGGCGGACGCATCCCTGGCCAACGTCGCCGAACGCATGGACATCTGGGCGGTCGCCGGTCTCGGCGGCGGCTTCGGGATGGCCACCGGTGAGAAGGCTGTGGCCGGCGCAACAGGTGCGATGACAGCCACGTTGAGCCTCGCCGCGAACTTCAAGGGCCAGATAGTGATCGCGTTCAAAGGCGAACCCGCACCCGTGTTCACCTCGCGGGGTAACCGCTCGCGACCCAACCGACGGAGGTAGCCCGATGGCCATCCTGATCAGCTCACGGGTCTACACCGTCACGGCGGTTATCACCAACCCGGGCGCGGTCACCAACCTTGACCTGCAGGCTCCCGCGACCCGGCCGCTGGTCGTCGTGCGTGCCGGTATCGAACTCGCGCAGGCGACCATCCCGACAGCGGCGAACGCCCGGGTACGCATCCAGCAGTTCACCGCCGCGCCCACGGTCACGTCGATCGCCGCGTCGACGTTCTTCAATCACGACGGTGTCAACTCCAGCGACTCGACCGCGACCGCCGGGCATACGGCCACCGTGGCCGGCACCGAGACCGACTTCATCGAATTCGGCTGGGGATCGACTACGGGCTGGACGTTCGACTGGTCGCCCACGCCGGAGGAATACATCGTCGTCGGCGCCGGCACCGCCAACGGAATCGGAATCAAACACAACGTCGCACCGCCGGCCGGTAACTACGCATTCCGGTTCACGTTCCACGAACTGGCGTAGCCCATGTCCCGCGCGTCGGTATTCCGGCGGGCCACCACCCGCCCACGGCGCCGCAAATGGTGGGATGGAACGGCAAGCCCGACATGGAACGGGCCAGTCGTCCGCGAACAGCAAGACGCGGTCAACAACTCTGGTGGCGCCCTGTCGTTCACGTGTTCGACAGCGGTCGGCGGCGGCACCCCGGACACGATCATCGTCGTAGCGGCGGACAACTTCTACACCGCTGCCGAGATCCTGACCCCGACCGGGACTGCGGTCACCACGTGGGCGCTGGCCCACACCTTGGACGGTGGCACCAACGACTCGCACATCAAGGTGTGGATCGGCACCGTCACCACCGCCGCCGGCACCGTCGTCACCAACTGGACACACACCGACAATGAGCGCTACGCAGGTGTGTGGGTGTTCGCCGGTTCGGTCGCCATCGACGACGTGGCGTCCAACGACTCCGACGCGGCATCAACCTCCCACGTCGCACCCACCGTCACCCCCGACCCGGCACAATCCAACGACCTGCTGATCTGCCTGTTCCAATCGCCGGCCGGCGAAGTCAACTACACGGTGCCCGGCACCATGACCCCCTACACCGAACGCGACCTGGCCGGGCTGGCGACATACCGAGCCGCGTTCGAACAGATCACCGGAACATCAGCCACCGGCACCCGCACCGCAACCGCATCCGCATCAGTCACCTGGGCCGGACTGTCGCTCCTCGTCCAACCGGCAGCCGTATCAACCAACGCCCCCGCAGAATCGGCCGCCGGTACGGGAGCCGCAGCCGACGCATCAGTAGCCACCACCACCACACCAGCAGAAGCCGCCGCAACAGCCGCCGCCCCCGCCGCCACGGCGGCGGTCGGCGCCAACGCCGACACCACCCTCGGCACCGGCACCGCCCCAGACCCGACAGCCTCGATAGGCGCCTCCCCCACCGAGGCTGCCGGCACCGGCACCGGCCAAACACCCAGCACCGCGGCAACCATCAACGCCGAAGCAACCGCCGGCACGGGCAGCGCACCCACACCGAACGCCGACATCGGAGTCAACGCCGAATCGACGGCTGGTACCGAGCTCGCATCAGACGCCACCGTCGCCACATCCGGAAACACCAACGCCCCCGCAGAAGCCGCCCTAGGCACCGGCGCGGCCTTCGACGCCACTGTTGCCGTAGGAGCCTCACCGGCAGAAGCAACCGCTACAGGGGCCGCACAGGCCGCCACAACCACCATCACTACAACCCCGCCAGAAGCAGCCGGCACAGGCACAGCCCTAGCCGCCACGGCCGACATTCAAACGAACGCCGAAACAACCACAGGCACCGGCGCAGCACAGGCCCCCACAGCAAGCGTCGGCGCCCAACCGCCAGAAGCGGCCGCCACAGGGTCGGCGCCCACGCCCAGCATCGACATACAGGCAAACGCCGACACCACAGCCGGGACCGGCCTGGCGTCCGACGCAACCGTATCGACCAGCACTAACACCAACGCCCCAGCAGAATCCGCGGCGGGGGCAGGGGCCGCCTCAGACGCCACGGTCGCTATAACCGGCCCAGCAGGAAACGCCGCAGCGACCGGCCAAGCAGGCGACCCCCAAGCAGGAACAAGCCCCACAGCAGGAGTCGCCACAGGAACCGGAGTAGCCAGCGACACCAGCATCGCCATCACCATCACCCTGCAAGAAGCCCTCGGCACAGGCGCTGCATACGACGCCACCACCAACGCCCCCGCAGCCCCACCCACAGTGCCCGCCTACTACGACAACACCACCACCAACACCAGCCACAACGGGGCCAGCAGCATGGCAGGCACCACAGGGGGCGGCACCACAGCAGGCAGCACAGCAGGCACCACCACGCTGGTGGGGGTAGTGGGCTAGTGGCCAAAGCGTGGGTAGACCTCGGTACCAGACGCCGCAACATTGCCCTACGGGTATACGCCAGAGACCAGCAAGACCCCTGCTACACCTGCCCCAAATGCGGCCGGAGTATCGACTGGGGCCTGCCCTACAAAGACCCAGACACAGGCCAAGTCAACCTGTGGAGCAAGAGCATCGACCACATAGAAGAACTACAAGACGGCGGCGAACTACTCGACCTAGCCAACTGCTGGACTGCACACCTCACCTGCAACGCCAGCAAAGGAGCCACCCGCCGCCACCAACGCCAGCGCGAAGAACGAGCAGCACATACCCCCACCCCCCTCCACATCGATCCACACACCCTGTGAATAAGTCCGTTTTTTCTACGGACATAGTCAACCACCCCAGGGTCCCGTGACGGCGCGAACCTCTACGTGACGGTGATCTTTCGTCACGCGTGGGGTCGTTTCGTGACGGGCTCATGGTGCAGCACACTGTGACGTGACGCTTAGCGCTTAAGAAGGAGGCCTGTGGTGGCTGATACTCCCGATCTGCGGGCCCGCCGGTATCGGTGGCATAAGCAGGGTGATCACAGTTTGTGCCTGCCGGGGCGGTGTGAGTTCGCGGGTCCGGCGACGGCCGCGGGCCGTCCGGATGTGTCGGTGCCGGATCGTCGGCTGCATTCGGTTCCGCCAGCGGGTGAGGTGATGGTGTTGCCCGCTGTGCCGCCGGAGCTGCCGGACGATGACGATCGGATTCCCGGTGGGATCGAGCAGGCGGTGGAGGCGTTCATTGAGACGCTGGGGTTTGTGCCGCCGGACCCACGAGCGCTGTTGGCGCGGATCTGTGTGAGGGTGGCGCAGCGTGTCGATGAGACGGGTGCGATGCCCGCAGCGGTGCGGGAGTTGCGGACGATGTTGGCGCAGATCGCGGAGATCCCGAATCAGGCGCCGGGACCTGTGGATGATGTGCGGTTGCAGCGGGCGTTGCGCCGGCTGGACAACGTCCTTGCCGGGCTCTGATGTCCGTCGCGGTGCTGGACGCGCCAGCGCTGATCGGTGACCAGCCGCCTCGGTTGATGCTGGCCCCCCCGGCGGCGTCGAACGCGGCGAGCGAGGCAATCGGGTTCTACGAGTCGTTCGGCAAGAAGCTCGATCCGTGGCAGCGGTTGAGTCTGCGTGTCGGTCTTGGCGAACTCGGCGATGGTTCATGGGCCGCATTCGAGGTCGGGATCATCGTGAGCCGGCAGAACGGGAAGGGCCTGGTCACCGAATGCCTGGAGCTCGCTGCGCTGTTCCTGTGGGGCTGCAAGGTCGTCATCCACAGCGCGCATAAGGGCACCACGGTTGCTAAGGCTCTGCGGAGCATGCGTGAGCTGATTAAGAACAATCCTGATCTGGCGCGGCGCTGCAAGCCGATCAACGATAGCGATGAAGTGTTCGAGTTGCTCACCGGCGCTCAGTTGCAGTTCGTGACCCGGACCGGGTCTGGTGGCCGTGGTCTGACGGGTGACATTGTCGTAATCGATGAGGCGTTGAAGCTCAATGATGAGCAGAAGGCGTCGCTGGTGCCGACATTGGCGGCGATCCCGAATGCGATGCTGTGGTACACGTCGACGGTTCCGGCTTTCGCTGATCAGCACCTGTGCACGGTGCGGGAACGTGTGCTGGAGGGGGCGCCGCGGCTGGCGTGGGCCGAGTGGACGTCTGACGAGGATGCACGGTCGGATGATCCGTTGCAGTTGGCCAAGGCGAACCCGGCGCTGAACGTTCGGATCACCCTGGATCGGCTGCATGACCTACTCGGCATTCTGGGTGAGGCGCTGTTCCGCACGGAGTGCATGGGGATCTGGCCGAACTCGCGGCAGGGAACGTTGCTGAACCCGGTCGCGTGGCGGGGGATGGTCGACGTCCGGTCGATGCGGGCGCCGGACTCGGATGTGGTGGTGGCGTTCGACTGCGCACCGCTGCTGGATCACGGTTCGATCGGTTTGCACGCGTATCGCGAGGACGGGTTGGAGCATCAGCAGCTGCTTGACTACGACGAGGGCATCGACTGGATGGTTGACCGGGCTGTGCTGTACAAGGAAGTCCTCGACCCGGTCCTGTTTGTGGTCGACGGCAAGAGCGGTGTCATGTCGATCCTGGACAAGTTGGCCGCGAAGGGCATCAAGAGGGCTGAGGATCCGAAGAAACTTCAGCGGGGTGATCTGCTGGTGCTGGAATTGCATGAGATGGCCGACGCGGTCGCCCAGTACATCGAGGGGTTCCGCAAAAAGCCGACGATCTATCGGCATTTGGATCAAAAGGCGTTGAATGATGCCGTGAAGAACGTAAAACCGCGCAATATCGGTGATGGGAAGATCGCGTACGGGCGGCGGATTTCCGAGGTGGATATCGGGCCGGTGATCGTGACGACTGAGGCCCGCTACGGCCAGCAGGCGTGGTTGACGCGCCGTGCTCCAACCAAGGCCCGCAGCAAAGTCTGGTGAACGAGAGGACGATCATGAGCGTGAACACGCTTGAGTCAATGTTGGATGATCAGACAGCGCGGCTGCCGAGGGTGGCGCCGCGGCGGTTGCGGGGTCTGCGGATGCCGGTCCTGCCGACAGGTGCGTGGCTCAGCCAGGTCGGTGGTGGGATCACGGCGCTGGTCGGGTCGTATCTCCAGTTCGGTGTTGCGGTTACGCTGATCATCGGTGGCGTCGCCGCTGTGGTGGTCGGTGCTCTTCGCGAGGCGGGCAAGGTCTAGCTATGGGACTCGGGCGGCTGCTGACTCGGTCGACGCGCTACACCGCGACTGACACCGTCACCGGGGCTACCGCCGTCTTCACCGTCATCGACGGGCTCAGCCCGTCCTTCACCTCGTCGGGGTCGTACTGGGGTGCGATGGGTGTCCCCGGGGCGTGGCGGGCCTCGTTGCTGTTGTCGGACCTACTCGGGCAGGTGCCGTGGGGTGCGTACCGGCAGCCGATCGGGCAGCCTGAGGTGAAGTTGGAGCCGACACCGCCGCTGCTGGAACAGCCGATGCCGCCCGACACCCGCATGACGACCTTCTCGTCCCTCGCCCTGGATTTGATCTATCACGGGAATGCGTTCGGGATCATCGCCGCCCGCAACAGCCTGGGCTATCCGACGGCGATGGTCGTCGTACCGGCGACGTCGGTCGGGGTTCGTCGGGTCACGCCGTTCCTTGATTCGCCGCTGCCAGTCGGGGCGCTTGAATACTCCGTTGGCGAGATGCGCCTCGGCGCTGATGAGGTCATCCACATCAAGGGCCCGTGCCCGCCTGGGGCGGTTCGCGGTATCGGTGTGCTGGAAGCGCACATGGAGACGTTGAACCTCGCCTCGTCGCAGCAGCGCCAGTCGTCGGCGATCACTGCTCACGGTGTTCCGACGGGCATCATCACGTCGCTGAACCCGGACCTCACCGATGGTGAGGCGCAGGAGTTGAAGGCGAAGTGGATGGCGAATCAGTCCACGCGCACCGTTCAGGTGATCAATCAGGAGACGACGTTTACGCCGCTGTCGTGGAACCCCGAGGAACTGCAGCTGATCGAGGCCCGCAAGTTCACGCTCGGCGAACTGGAACTGATCTTCGGACTGCCGGTCGGCTGGCTGGGTGGGATGCCGCCGAAGGCGTACAGCAACATCGAGATGGACGCCGTGAACTTGTTGAAGTTCCACCTCAACGGCCATCTCGCGCGATTTGAGCAGACCCTTTCGCTCGCGTTCCCGCGGGGCACGCAGGTCCGCGCGAACATGGACGCTGTCCTGCGGTCGGACACCTTGACCCGCTACCAGGCCCACGAAATCGCGCTGAAGAACCAGTTCATGTCGGTCGATGAGGTTCGCGAGGTGGAGCATCGGGCGCCGTTGCCGGACAAGCCCGCCGAGCTGGATCCGTTCGCGGCCGAAGACGCCGGGCAGGACCCGTCGCAGATGCCGATGATGGACAAGCCGCCGCCGAAGAAGGCCCTGCCGGCGGGTGGTGGGGGTAAGTGACCGATGCGGTGACGGAGTGGGAGACGTTGCAGGCGGCGGCGGCCCAGTTTCTGTCGTTGCCGGATCTGCCTGTGGGCGAGTTGCGCTACAACCACGTCCACGGGAAGGGCGGA